GACTTCTTTTTAAATCGACTGATAGGTAAAGTGCCAGATGAACAGATCCACAGAGTGCAAAACCCCTTCCAAGGTATGACCACAGAAGAGCTACTCGCTGAAAAGAGACGGCTTGAGATAGAAAACCGTGAGAGTATGAGGTTGATTGAAGCAACAAGCGAGACGGTAAAAAAACAGCAAGAGATTGCAAAGAAGATCGAGAGAAAGACATCCGAGTATGAGCAAGAGTTTGAAGCTGAACCAATCGATATTGAAGCAGATCGAGATTGAGAAAGAGATCTCGCGCCGTCTTGCGCGTGTGTCGCTTTATCACTTCACAAAATATTTTTGGAAGTTGATAGAACCTGAAACACCTTTTGTCGATGGGTGGCATATAAAAGCTATCTGTGATCACCTAGAAGCGGTGGCCCGGTTTGATATTCAAAAGCTGATCATCAACATCCCACCTCGTCACATGAAGTCGATACTTGGATGCGTGGCCTTTCCCGCATGGGTGTGGGTGGATCAACCTGACAAATCTTTTATCTATGGTTCTCACTCGGCTACACTTGCCACACGTGACTCAATCAAGACCCGTCAAATCATTGAGAGTCAACTCTACCGTGAGACGTTTAACATTGATTGGAAGTTGTTAGGCGATCAGAACTTGAAGACCTCTTTTAAGAACTCACGTGGTGGCACTCGTCACTCAGTCGGTGTGGGCTCTGGTATCACAGGCTTTGGTGGTGATTTTCTTTTTATTGATGACCCTACATCTGCACTTGATGCCCACTCTGAACTTGCAAGAGATGAGGCTATCAGGTGGAACGACACCGTGTTATCAACACGTATCAACAACCCCAAGAAATATGCAAAAGTTCTTATCATGCAAAGGCTTCATGAGAATGATCTCACTGGCCACCTCATCAAAACTAATAACTATGACCGCTTGATCTTGCCCGCTGAATTCGATCCCGATGCAGATGATGAATCAAAGAGCAAGACGGCTTTAAACTTTATTGACCCGCGTCAAAAGAAAGGTGAGCTTTTATGGCCCAATCAATGGGATGAGAAGGCCATAGAAGACGCTAAAATAACGCTTGGTCAAGACGCTGAGGCGCAGTTGAACCAGACCCCTAAGCCACCCAAGGGGGGTCTATTCCCGATTGAGGATTGGCGGTTTTATGAGGCCAGTCCATCAAGCATCCTAGAAACTGGACTTTTTATTGACGCGGCCCAAAAGCCCGGCGTGTCAAATGACTACAGTGTCTTTGCAGTGTGGGCTAGAACTGAGAACGCTTATTTTTTACTGGACCTTTGGCAACAAAAAACTGACGCCCCAACACTGGAAGCCTTAACTCTTTCTTACTCTGAAAAGTGGCGACCCAATGCGGTTGTGATCGAGGATAAATCTGCGGGATCATCTTTGATTCAGTACCTTCTCTATAAAACTTCTCTTCCCGTTTTGCCCTTTGATCCCGGTCAACGTGACAAGGTGGTAAGAGCCACCGCAGCTACACCAACGGTTAGGGCGGGCAAGTGTTACTTGCCAAAAGCGCCCATCATGATTCAGGATGATGAAAGTAGAAAAACGGTGAACTTGATTGATCTATTTGTAAAGCAGCACAACAAGTTCCCAAAAACAAAACACGATGACATGGTAGATACGACATCGATGATGATTGAGTTCTTTTCTAAACGCAGCTTAAGCGGCCCAAGAATTCGATCAATCATCTAAAAGATTTTTCAACTTTGATGAGGCTTCAATGAACTTTCTCGACCGACTTAGGTACGCTTTTTCTCTTAAAGAATCTCAAGCTCGAATAGTGATGTCAAAAAATCTTTTAGGTAGACCCGTCTCAACCGATGCGAACTATGAATCTTTCTCTCGCTTCGGGTTTTCAAAAAACGTGGTTGTATATACAGCAATCTCAAAGATTGCCACCTCATGCTCTGGCATCAATTGGGTTCTCTATTCGAAAAAAGGTCGGGGAAGAAAGCAAGAGATTGAAGAGCATCCACTTCTCACATTGTGGGATAAGCCCAACCCCTTACAAGGTACAGCGGCGTTCATTGAGTCAGTGGTGGCCTTTAACCGCATCGCGGGCAATTCATACATTGAGGCCAACAAAGGTTTAAATCTTTCAGGACCACCTCTAGAGTTGTGGCCTGTAAGACCTGACAAGATGAAAGTCATACCCGGTGCAAACGGCTATCCTAAGCAATACGTGTTTTCAAATGCAGGACAAGAAAAGAGATGGGATGTTGATCCTATAACTCTCACTTCACAAATCATGCATTGGAAGACGTTCAACCCACTATCTGATTGGTATGGGTTGAGCCCACTTGAGGCGTCAATGCTTTCACTTGATCAAAATAATGCGGGTCAAAGATGGAACCTAGCCCTTCTTCAGAACTCGGCCACACCAAGTGGTGTACTTCAAATGAAAGTGTCAGATGCGAACCCTAGGGGTGAGCTAACAAATGAACAATACGAACGCTTGAGAAAAGAGTTTGAGACGAACTACAAGGGTGCAAAAAACGCTGGCAACCCCATGATCATTGAAGGTGGTTTGTCATGGCAAGCCATCTCTTTAGGTCCGAAAGATATGGACTTTATAAATAACAAAACCACCACGGCCACAGATCTAGCACTCGCTTTAGGGGTGCCACCTGAACTTATGGGCTTTGGCCAAAAGACTTTTAACAACTACCGTGAAGCCCGTCTTGCGTTTTATGAAGAGACAATTTTGCCAATGATGGATTCTTTGCGGGATCAATTGAATATGTGGCTCACCCCTGCGTTTGGTGAAGGGCTTTGGCTTGACTATGACAAGGACGATATCGAAGCCCTTACGTGGAAGCGTGAGCAAAAATATTCCACACTTCAATCGACTGAGTTTTTGACCCTCAATGAGAAGCGAGAAGCTGCGGGTTTTGAAGAGCAGCAAGGTCTTAACTTTTACAACATCGGTGGTCAGATGATGTATGACTATGAACTTGCATCATCGGCTAAACCATCAACTGAAGAAGGCGCAGACTCTACAGAATCGCTCACAGGTATTCAGATCACTTCAATGGTTGCAGTGATAGAAGCCGTGGGAAGTGGAAGATTGCCACGTGATACGGGCGTCAACATTTTGATCACGGCTTTTAATTTAACATCGGAACAAGCTGAACAAATCATGGGTGAAGTAGGAAGATCTTTTACACCTACGGCACCACCAACTAATGAGGCACCAAACAATGCAGGACCTGAACCTAGAGAACAAAATGATGAATCAGAAGACGACGAGTCAGAAGATGATGAACTCGAAGAAGATGAAAAAGGATGGAAGTCAATTAACCTTCTCAACGCAAACGAAAAGCGAAAGAGTTGGAAGAGACAAAACCAAAGACGCAAAAGGCTTCAAGGTTCCTTTGAGCGAGATCTTAAACAAGACTTCCTTGACCTCTCTCAGCGACTTTCAAAAACGGCTAAAGCCCTAGAGGGCAAAGATAAAAAGCTCATCGAGTACGCCCTTCTTCAAACTGAATCAGAGTGGCATGAAGACTTAAAGAAAACTCTCATGCGCCATACGCGCTATGCACTTGAAGACTTTGGCAACATGGTCTTAGAAGAAGGTAAGAGTCTTGGTTACAACATAGAGAAAAAAGCTAACGTAAAGTTTGACACTTTTATAAAATATTGGACCGAGACAAGATCAGGCGAACAGATCAAGACCATCACCTCGACAAATCAAAAGACCATCAAAAAGATCATAGGTGAGTGGACACAAACCGCGATTGAAGATGGTGACTCTATACCAGAGCTTTCAAAGTTTATCCAATCAGAATTTGAAGAGCTAACACCTGCAAGAGCCACGCGCATTGCGAGAACTGAGGTGGCGGTTGCTTCACAATATGGGTCAATGGAAGCTATCAAGTCTCTTCAGATACCCGGTGTGTGGAAGGAGTGGGTCACGGCTAATGATTCACGCGTAAGAGACGGCGCTCATGGTGGTGCAGATCACGGTGCTATGAACGGTGCAGAAGTTCCACTCGATGAAAAGTTTGGGGTGCCACCTGATGCCCTGATGGATGGCCCGCTTGATTCAAGCGCGGGCGCTGATCAGGTTATAAACTGTTTTCATCCTGATTCTTTAGTCACCGGGTATTTTATAGCGGGGTCTAGTTTTAAATATGTTGGGAATATGGTGAAGGTTAAGACCAAATCGGGGCGAGTTTTTACCGTTACCAAAAATCACCCCGTATTGTCCAAAAAGGGTTTTATCCCTGCTAAGGACATCACTCAAGGTCTTCACCTTGTCAGTTATGCAAGCGAGGTCAAGGCCTTTAGAGATGTCAGGGATGTAAATGAACAAAACAAACCAACCCGCATCCAAGAGATCTTCGAACTTCTTAAAAAGGACGGGCAATCTTTTACTAGAAAACTGATAGCTGATAACTTCCACGGCGATGCGGTGAGTGGGCAGTCCGATATCAACGTTGTGGTGGCCAATAGCGAATTGTTGGACGGGCTTAAACTTTTTAAGAGCCTTAGCAATCTCAGTCTCGAAAAGAAAGACTCGCAGCTTTCTTCTCTGAATAGTCTTGGCGGTTTTGATTTTGGTGTCGAGACTGACCCTGCTTCCACGCCGGGCAACCCAAGCTTTTTTCAATTGCCGTTCAATCAAAATGGGGTCACTCTTGATAGTGCGCCACTTAATAAACTCTTGTTCGGATTGACTTCTAAGCTTGATGCCCTTCTTCAACAAATACCTAGAGATAACTCCCCTATCACAACCGCAAAGCTTTGCGAGTTGGTTGATGGAAGCGCCGGACTGGTATTTTTTGATGAGGTCGAATCGGTTGAGGTCTTTAGATATTCTGGCCATGTTTATGATCTCCAATCAAATTCAGGCCTACTTATCAGTGATGGAGTTGTGGTGTCAAATTGCAGATGCGTTCTAGTTTATAAGTCTAAGAATCAAGGGGAACTCTAATCATGAGCAAAGAAAAAAAGATCGAATATAAAACATTTGAGTTCAAGATCGGTGATGTGGAAGAGCGAGAGAATGAGGGCGTGATTGAAGGCTATGCGTCCACCTTTGGCAACATCGACTTAGGTCTTGACGTTGTTGATAAAGGCGCTTTCAAGAAAACCATCAAAGACTCAAAAGGCCGGGTGCCGATTTTGGCCGATCACTCGCCGTATGATCAAATCGGTTGGAACGAAGAAGCCAAAGAAGATGCAACCGGACTTTGGGTGAGGGGTGCTCTTGACTTAAACGTTCAAAAAGCAAAAGAGCGTTATTCACTATCTAAAAAAGCCTTAAAGCTTGGTGCAAAGATGGGCTTGTCGATTGGTTACATGACTATCACCGCAGAACCCAATCGTGACAACCCAAGAGTGAGGCACTTAAAAGAACTAAAGCTTTTTGAGTATAGCCTCGTCACCTTCCCGATGAACACTGAAGCCATGGTGACTGCGGCTAAAAGTATAGGTGCTATTGACAAGGCAAGAGTTTTGATTGAACAATTAAAATCGCAAGGCGTTTCACTTAAAGATCTAGAGATTGCACTTCGCTATGAAGCCGCACAAGTTGATGAAGACCCGACTAAGATTAGTCAGTCAATCGACAACCTGATCAATAAGTTTCGAAACGGCTAAAGATTTAAAACAACAAAGACACCACAACAAGAGAGGTTACAACATGGAACTAGAACGCAAACTTGATGAGCTTGGAAGAGCTTTCGAAGAGTTTAAAAAAGCCAACGATTCACGCATTGAAGAGATCAAGACCAAAGGTCATGCATCTTCTGAGACAACCGAGAAGGTTGAAAAAGCAAACCAAGCCATTGCAGGTCTTGAAGCAAAGATCGAACAAATGAGCGCGGCCATTGCCCGAACTGCGCAAGGTGGTGCAGATGTTAAAGCTCAAACAGAAGAGCAAAAGCAAGCCGAAGAATATAAAAAAGGTTTCGTTTCTTTCATGCGCAAGGGCGGCGACATGACAGAAGCTCATAAAGAATTCGCTAAGAAGTCCATGTCAGTTCAAGTTGATGAAGATGGTGGCTTTTTTGTGACGCCTGAAATGAGTGCCGAGATTGTCACAAAAGTTTTTGAATCAAACCCCATGCGTGAACTCTCAAGCGTTCAAGTGATCTCAAGCGATAGCCTTGATATCATGCAAGACCTTGATGAAGCTTCAAGCGGTTGGGTTGGTGAGACTGCGGCTCGAACGGCCACCGATACACCACAGCTTAAAAAGATCAACATCCCGGTGCATGAGCTTTATGCGAACCCACAAGCAACTCAAAAATTGCTTGATGATGCAGCGGTGAACGTTGAGGCTTGGTTAGCTGCAAAAGTTTCTGAGAAGTTTGCACGTGATGAAGCTGCGGCTTTCATCTCTGGCAACGGTTTTCAAAAACCGAAAGGCGTTTTGTCTTACACTTCGGGAACTTCTTTCAATCAGATCGAGCGCCATGAAGCTTTAGACAACACCACTCTTGACGGCAATGACTTCATTGGCATTCAGTCAAAACTCAAAGAGCCTTATCAAGGTAACTCAACATGGTTGATCAACCGATTGATCATTGGTGAGATCCGAAAGTTGAAAGACACCAACACAGGTCAATACATTTGGCAACCGGGCTTGACTGTAGGCCAACCGGGAACGCTTCTTGGTCGCCCTGTACGCATGGCCACAGAGCTTGCATCAACACTGAACAACTCAAACGAGATCGCCATCTATGGTGACTTCCGCGCGGGATATCAGATTGTTGATCGAGTAGGTATCCGAGTGCTTCGCGATCCTTACACTAACAAGCCTTATGTTGGGTTCTACACAACTAAGCGAGTTGGTGGCGGCGTGAAAAACTTTGAAGCCCTCAAAGTTTTGATCATGAAAGCATCTTAAGTTTTAGCATCGAACAAATTGATGGCGGGTCGAAAGGCCCGTCAGTTTTAAAGCAAAAAAAATTAAACCTCTAAAATGGAGACTTAAAAATGTTACGAACACTAAAAGCCCTTTTAAAATTTACTCAAGTTCTTTCACCTCAAACCATCACTTCCAACACAAGCGCCACGGGCGTTGATGTTGCAGAGTATGGGTCTGTGACTTTTGCGGTGAACGTAGGTGCATTTGCGTTTGACAACTCAAACAAGCTTGACATTGTTTTGCAACACGCAGATGTCAACACCGATGGAAGTTTTGCCGATTGTGTTGATGCTGATATCATCGGCGCTGAAACTGGCGCGAGTGGAATCGTGAAGGTGCTTGATTCAACTGATGATCAAAACACTGTTCACCTTGCACATTACAAAGGTAACAAGCGCTATGTGCGTGTGCGCTTGGAAGAAACAGGAACAGTTTCTTGTATCGTGGGCGTGACTGCGATCCAAGGGCACCCTGAAGCTCTTCCCGCTTCTTAATTAAAATTGTGGGTGGTGGTTTTCTCCCAAGGTGTTTTTGCCTTGTTTCACCTGAAAGAGAAAGCCATCACCTCACCTTAAACAAAGGCAAAATATTTGTGGCTCAACTGATAGAGGTCCAATTTTTTAAAGCATCTTTTGTCTACGTTTTAGGGCGTGGATTTTTAGCGTTACCGGGTGAGATACTAGAGATTGAAAAACAAGACGCAGAAAACTTCGAAGCTTTAGGGATCGCATCACCCTTGAAGCAAACTGAAAAAAAGGTGAACAATGTCACAACCAAGGTTAGCACTCATCACACCACCAGCGGTCCAAGCACTCTCGACCACAGACGCGAAGACGTTCCTAAGAATAGACGGAACCGACGACGACGCAGTGGTGACATCAATCGTAAAGGCCGCAACAAAAAGAATCGAAGCCCTAATAGATCAAAAGCTAATTAACCAAACATGGGCAATCTACTATGATCAATGGCCCACAAAGTTTGGTGGCTATCAAGACGAGTGGTGGGATGGTGTGAGAGATGGTGCGATATCAATGCTCACTTCTCAATGCAAAATTTTAAATCTTCCTATCGGTCCTCTCAGTTCTCTTACTGGCATCTATAGCTATGATGAGGATGACACTGAATATATTTTTTCTAACTCAAACTACACCGTGGATGCTACAGGACCTTATGCCCGCATCGGTTTAAAGATTGGTGCCACATGGCCGACTACAATTTTAAGACCTGTGAACGGGATCAAGATCCAAGGCGTGTTTGGCTTCGGCGCCGCTGATACCAACGTGCCTGATGACATCAAAGAAGCGATAAAGCAATTGAGCGCCGTCATGTATGAACACAGGGGCGATGAACTTCCTAAAATACCCGCTGCGGTTTCGATGCTCTTAGAGCCTTATAGAAGGTTTAAAATATGAGTGACGTTTCAATTGCCCGCATTGGCTCACTGAGGCACCGGATAAAGTTTCAAACTTTATCACGGGCCACCGATGGTCAAGGTGGGTTCACTGAAACGTGGACAGATCTTGCGACGGTGTGGGCTTATGTAAAGCCCGTGAGTGCAAGAGAGAAGATGATATCGAATCAAATTCAGTATCAAAGAAGCCATGAGGTGATCATAAGACATCGGACTGGTATCACTCAAGAGATGCGTTTTCTCTATGATGGCAGGACCTTTCAAATCAAAGGTGTAAGACGGCCAGATGAGAGAAAATTTTATTTGATTATTGACGCCGAAGAAAACCAAGGAACCTGACATGAAGCTTGGATATTCAATTGTAGGTTCAAAACAGATTCAAAAAAAGCTATTAGATTTTTCTGAGACTTCTGACAAGCGGGCAAAAGAAGCCGTGTTCAAAGCTGCGGCTTTGGTGCATGGAACCGCAGTCAAGTCGATCCAAAGCAACAACAAAGGTGAACTTGCTTTCAGGTATTCAAACGGTAGGCGTAGGGCGGTTGTTGTATCAGAGCCCGGCAAGCCACCAAACACCGACACCGGGCGGTTGGTCCAGTCAATTAAAATGGAGTTCTTAAACAATGGACTTGAGGCTTTGGTCGGGACTAATCTCAAGTATGGTGTTCATCTAGAGTTTGGAACCAAAAGAATGGCACCACGCCCTTGGCTTTCGGCGGCGTTAAAGAAGACAAAAAAACAAGTCTTAAAGATCTTCCAAACTGCGTTTGAGAAGTCAAAAAAGGATGCAGTTAAATGACATGGGCGCCCTTAGAACTTCAAAAAGCTATCTATCTTATCATCGCTTCAGATGATGAGATGATCGATCTCTTAGGTGGTGACTCGACCACTGACTCGACTTCTGACAAGGTCTTTGACCACGTGCCAGACAACACCCCTTATCCTTACGTGGTGATTTTTAACAATGACTTTGAAGAGCGGGGCAACCATACTTTCGAGGGCTTCACCACTGAGGTTCAAATAAGCGTTTGGTATAGGCCGGGCGCCCGCTTGACGGGTCGGGGCAATAAAGGCTTGCAGTTGATCCAAGAGCGCATTGATGAGCTTCTTCACAAGCAAAGTGTTTGCGTCGAGGGATGGAACACGCTACAGTTTAGGCGTAGTTTGATCAGTATCGAAGTCGAAGAAGACAACGTAACGAGACACGGGATACAAAGATTTAACGTTTTACTAGGAGAGACATAAGATGCCATCATGTAACACAGCACAGAATGAAAGAAGCGGTAAAGATCTTTTGCTTAAGATCTGCAAAGAAGTTGAGATCGATGTAGCGGTGGGCACCGCTGATGATCCGACTGCGATATTGCTCACGGCTCACGGTTTTTCAGTAGGTGACTTGGTACGTTTCAGCGCCGTAGAGCTTGGAACTATCGACGATGTGACCGCTGATCAGCTTTATTTTATCAAGTCGGTGACTGCAAACGCTTTTAAGATTGCATCAACACCAACGGGAACGGCGATTGATTTTGATCAAGCCATCACAGACATGACTATTGAAGTTTTCGAAACTGTAGGTGGCTTAAGGTCAAGCGGTTCAGCTTTCGCATCTGAAGGGATTGACATCTCATCACATGGCTCAAACCAGTGGCGTAAGATGAAAGATGGCGCAGGGATGAGACAAGTCTCTATCTCTGGTTCAGGTGTCTACTCAAACATCGCAAACTATCGGGCAATGGAAGTTTCAGCTTTTGCGAATCTCTTGGTGTGTCTGGCCTTTGTAGATGTTGCGGGCGGGCGTATCAAGTCGGGTTGCTTTAAAATCACCGCTCTTGAAGAGACGGGCGAGTACGATGGTGAAGCAACCTTCTCAATGAGCGCCGAAAGTTCAGGGGAAGTTACAGTCTATCAATCCGCTTAATTAACTTTTAAAAAAACGGGGCAAACAACATGGCAAACAAATTCAGAAACGAACTCGAAATAACTTTGGGCTCTGAGAAGATACTTCTCAGACCCACTTTTGAAAACCTCGCCGCTATGGAGTCAGACCTGGGCGGCGTTGCTTTTTTATCTTGGAAGTTCTCGCGTGGTCTTAGAATGGAGAACGGCAAGGTTGATCCAAACAGTGTCAACGAGTTGTCGCTCAAGTCTCTACCTTCAATGACTGAAACCGCAAAAATCATTTACTACAATCAAGCGGCCACCAAACCAGAAGACCCGACTCAAAAAAAATATTCGCTTGAAGAGATCCACCAGATGGTGCTCGAAGAAGGCGCGGGCGCTTGCAAGCATGTGATCCTTTTCATCGGCAAGGTGACTGCGGGTGATAAGACCGCGCAGACCATTGACGAGATGACTCCCGAAGAAAAAAAAAGTTAGAGTCAATGCCCTCCCCGGGTGAAAAAAATTTTTTACCTTGGGAGTCGTTGCTTGTTTTCTCTAAGAAAAGTCTAGACCTATCTCCCAAAGAGTTTTGGCAATTGACCTTTGCAGAATTTTGGCCGATGTATAATACTGTAGTAGGTAGGCATCAAAAGCCCATGCGTCTTCAAGATTTGAACAACTTAGAAAAGGCTTGGATCAATGGCAACACTAGAAGAACTGGTAGTTTCACTCGTAGCAGAGACGAAAGACCTACGAAAAGGGCTTGATCAAGCCACCAAAGCAACGGCCAAAGCAACCGAGTCAATGGAACAATCGGTTAAGGCTTTTACTGAAGGCTCTGAAAAACAACTCTCATTTTGGGAACAGGCAATGGCCACCTCGCTTGGGGTATTGGGATCTCAAGCGGTTCTTGCTGGCATTGGACTTTTAAAAGATGCACTCGGTGCGGCGTTTGGTGTTTTAAAAGACGGGGTAAAAGCTGCGCAAGAGCAAGAAGACGCGCTCAATAAATTAAACACCGCGCTGGCACTCAGTGGCCAATACTCTCGTCAGACTTCAAAAGAGATGCAAGAGTTCGCATCTCAAATGCAAGCCACCTCAAAGTTTGGTGATGAACTTGTGATGGAGAACGCGGCTCTAATTCAATCACTCGGTGGCTTGGAAAAAGAAGGTTTAAAGACTGCAACCCAAGCGGCCATTGATATGGCATCTGCACTCGGCATTGATTTAAAAAGTGCAGCGACTCTTGTCGGTAAAGCTGCGGCGGGCGAGATCGGATCTTTTACAAGATACGGTGTGGTGATTGAAAAAGGCGCAACCCAAGCCGAGACTTTTGCAAACGCTTTAGGTGCTATCAATTCAAAGTTTGGTGGTTCAGGTGCGGCTCAACTGAAAACTTTTTCAGGCGCGACTACTGCGCTCAATATGGTATGGGGTGACTTCTTAGAATTGATTGGTGACGGCATCATAAAAAACCAAGTGGTGTTAGCCGTTATCAATGAAGTTAAAAACGTGGTTGGTGCTTTGTCGAATTCACTTCAAGACAACGCGATGAATTGGAAAGCTTTAGTCGGGCAAGGGATCTTATTAGCAATTGATACATTGGCCATCGCGGTACTTGCCGCCGATGCTGTAGGCCGGGCGCTTGATGCCGCTTTTCACATGGCCAAAGCTGCGGCATTAGCTTTCATCAACCCGGTGGTGGCGGGTCTTGATCTTTTAGGTGTGATCTCAGATGACCTTGCTCAAGAGTTTTACAACGATTGGTCGGAGACGGGTGTGGCCATTGCCGATGCCGTGACGGGTGACACGGCTTTAGGTGGTGTTGTTGATAAGATCGCGGAGATAAAGGGCGCGGCTGAAGAAGGCTTTAAGGTTATGAAGTCGGGAGCAGAAGTCGCCATTGAGCCGATCAACAATGTCACCGCTTCGGTTGCTCAACTTACCGCAGAGCAAGTCAAACAGAATGAAGCTTTAAAATCTTTTGCAAGTGCATTGGCTGAGAGAGGCGCAGCGGCTCAAAGTCAATACGAGTTCGAGGTGGCTCTCTTAGAATCAAACCTTGCGAACAAACAAATTGTTGAGGCTGACTACTTTGAAGCACGCATGGCGCTTTTGCTAGAGAACCAAACTCTGGAACAAGAGATGCTTCAAGCGGCAAGGGATCAGAATCTCATCACAGAGCAAGAGTTCAATGACGCAAAAACTGCACTCGTTAGAAAGCAAGCTTTAGAATCAAAGAAGATCGCAGATGATCAAAGAAAGTTTGAAGAAGAAACCAATAAACTGAGAACTCAAAACCTCGCGTCAACTCTATCAACTATCTCATCTTTAGCTTCAAGTGGATCAAAAGAGTTGGCCGCAATAGGTAAAGCTGCGGCGATCTCAACGGCCACCATTGACGGGATTGCAGCGGTTCAAAAGGCGTTAGCATCTGCACCACCGCCTTTTAACTTTGCTCTTGCCGCTGCGGTTGGTGCGGCCACCGCTGCGAACGTAGCAAAGATTGCAGGTGTAGGTTTAAATAAAGGCGGGACGTTAGCGGGGGGCGGTGCGAATGTTGATAGAATACCTGCAAGCCTCACACCGGGCGAGACTGTGGTTGATAGATCGACCACAGATAAATTAAAAGCATTCTTAGATAGTGGCGGTCAAGCTCAAAACGTAATGGTAGAGATCTCGCTAAAAGACGAGTTGATAGAATTCATTGAGACAAGAATCATCGAGCGGCAAGCGCAAGGTGTGTCTTTACTTGGGGCGGTTTAGATGGGAATAAAATTTTTTAAGAAAAACAGATATGACCTGACTAACGTCTTGCCGACTACAACCGTCACCGATTCAGTGGCTACCGAGACGGGTGAAGATTTTGTCAACTTTATGAGAAACCGCAACAACACTTCGGGATGGATGACCACAGGCTCAAGCGATGCGGGCAACACAACAATTGAGATTGATTTTATTGACACCGTCAACATCGATTCAATTTTGCTCATTGGTCACAACCTAAAAAGCTTTACTTTAAAATATTGGAACGGGTCGAGTTGGGTGGACTTCTCAACACCTATCGCACCGACTAACGTCTCAAAGACTTCAAGCCTTTTTGAATTCACCACAGCGACCACTCAAAAATTGCAGTTGATCATTCTTGGAACTCAGACGCCCAATTCTGAAAAAGTTATCAAGCAATTCATTGCAACCGAGATCATCGGCACTTTTACAGAAGAGCCAGAAGTCTCACCTGTGTTTGATCAAGAAAGACGAGTCACAAAATATTTATCAGGTAAAAGCTTTGTGTCGAAAAGTTTGGGCGGGCTTAACCTTCAAATAAAAAAGTCAGCCGTGGCGTCAAGCGCAGACTTAGAAATTGTCGAAACCTTATTTGACTCTTATGAGGGGTTTCTGGTGTACCTATCAGGCGGCGATGATACGCAGTTTGAGCAACAAAGAAAAGGCTACACTTTAGATGATATCTTTTTTATGAATTGTTCAAATGACTTAAAATCTGAGTACGTTCAAAGTCGGTGGAAGATGGGAATGCCTATAGACTTAAAACTTGTTGAGGTCAACTGATGGCAAGGTGGCGCGTTTATATAAAGCCGTTTTTAGATTCAGGCGAATACGCGCCCGACTTTATAGAAGTCACCAATGATGTGATATCATTGAGCGATATCTCTTTAGCCATTGACAACACTGAGTTCGATGTTGGTGTGGTCAAAAATAATGGCGTGACTTTAAAACTTCGAAACGATCAAGCAAGGTACAGCGATGCCGACAACATCAAATCAATTTTTAGATCGAGAAGAAAAGACTCTATTGTAAAGATCACTTGGGATATTAGAAACTATGATTTGATTTGCGGCTTCTTTAGTCCTGGCAATGAACCTTTAGGTGGGGAAGAAGAAGTCTTTCAAGGTCTTCTCTTTGATGTTACCTCAATCTCAGATATTAGGCAACAAAATGCGAGCTTCAAAATTCTAGCTTTCGAAAGTGTGCTCGATGCAATTGAAGTTCCTTTTTCTTCAATCTCTAATGGTGATCTTTTCTCCGATATATTTTTGACGTTGCTCGACCAAGCGCCGTTCAATACTTATGTGACGGTTGATGCCGCAAACATCAACCCCGGCATTGATGTTGCTATTGATGATAAGGCAAGCCTTGAAGCTCAAACGGTGGGTGAAGTTTTAAGTGATCTTCTTCTAGCCTCTAACTCGGTTCTTTATTTAAAAAATAACACCGTCTATGTTACGGCTAGAGAAGAGACACCAGACGTTAAAAAGATTTTTTATGGTCAGGCTTCAAACCTTGGGATTGAAAACCTGATAGACATCCCGAAGATTAGAGACGGGGTCAACCGCATTTTTAATTTTTGGAACTGGGAAGAGACAACATTGGTGGTGAGAGATACCTCATCGATTGATCTCTATGGTGTGAGAAAAAAAGTTTTATCAACCGAGATCATCACAAACAACACCAAGCGGTCAAACATCTTAACTGCAAACCGGGACGAGTTCGCCTTTCCAAAATTAGAGATTGAACTTGTCGCCCCTTTTGAGTACTCGACTCTTGCGCTTCAGATTTTGGATAAGGTGCAGATTGATCACCCAACAATATACACCGCAAATGGTGAAGTGTTGGCCCGATATAATATGTCAAACTATGGCGCGGCGAGATACGCATTCAACTTGCTTGCTTTTACATTGAACACCAATCAAAGTTTCAAAGTACTTTCAAAAAAAATTAAAACTCAAAATAACACAGTTAGTTTTTTACTTAGAGAGGTTTGATAGGTATGGGAACCAATACACTTGAAACAAAAAACCCTGGTGATGTTGTCGATTCAGAAGATCCAAATCAGTTTAAATCAGCTCTTGCGCAAAACGTTGTACCTAGGAATGTGTCGGGCGCACCAGAAGATGAGGCAGGATCTTTAGGCCAAACCATATACCGATGGGCCAGTGCGTATGTATCTGGCAAAATAAACATCGGTGAAATTGCAAGCGGGATCTCAGTTGAAGAAGACGGCGGCGATTTTATCATCAACATTGGTGGTGTTGAGAAGATGAGAGTGAACTCATCGGGTATCACTCGGGGGTCATTCCCAACAAGTGGCACGTTAAGAGATTTAAAAAGCTCACTCTATACAAGCAACGGAACTTTTAACGTTCCCGCAAACGTTTCAGAAATTATTGTTTTTGCAGTCGGCGGCGGCGGTGGTGGTGGTGCGGGTGGTGGGTCTCAAGAGTCTGGGTCAGGTAACGCCGATGCAGCGGGCGGCGGTGGTGGTGGTGGTCAAGGCTCTACACCTGTGATGGGTGCCTTTCGAGTCGTACCAACTAGCAACGTAACCATCACCGTAGGTGCCGGGGGCACGGGTGGTGCCGCCGCAGGTCCTAATAATGGCACTGCTGGTGGGGACACTATTGTGACAAACGGAGACTGGACTATAAGAGCCAAAGGTGGTGCAGCGGGCACCGCTGGTGCTAATGGTACAACGGGCGGGAGTGGCGCCGCAGGTGGTACGGGTGGCGCAGCGGCGGCGGCTTATGTGAATCAGCCTTTATGCAACGGCGGCAACGGCGGCAACGGTGGTGGGGCTTCACCCGCTTCTGTAAACAACACCGATGGCGTTGATGGGCAATCATCAACTTATGGCAACGGCGGCAATGGCAATGGCACCATCGGGTCAAACCGTGGTGGGCCGGGCGGCGGCGGTGGCGCAGGGTTCGGCGCAGGTGGTAACGGCACCGATGGTGGCCCATCTAACGGAACGTCAAACGTTAGTGGTGGTGCAGCGGGTTCAGGATACGGCGCGGGCGGCGGTGGTGGTGGTGGTGCAGGCCAAAACAACGCAGGTCTAGGCGTGGGCGTATGGGTACGCGGGGGCGCGGGCGGCAATGGTTCAAGTGGTGCAGTCTACATCTTTTATGTCGAGTAAAGGCGGGTCAAAAATATGAGCTTGTTTTCTTCCATCCCAATACGCACCAATGCAAAGACCGATGTTGTCGATGCATCTTGGTGGAACACTATCAGGTCAAAACTTATCGAATATTTTGGTGAAGGCGTCACGGGTGAAACTATCTTCACCATTGCAGACAACCAAGCATCATATCAAAATATCACCGGGCTTTCTTTTGACGGTGATGACTACTCTCACGTGAAGATTGAATACACCATCTATAGAACCAACGGTGGTGGCACCGAGAGAAAAGAATCGGGCACGTTGATTTTAAACTACAAAAAAACCGCACAAACTTGGACCATCAATCGAAGATCAGAAGATGATGATGCTTTGAACGTTGCAAGCTCATTGGCTTTGAACGTGTCAAGCGGGGTCGCGCAGGTGCAGTATAAATCTGATTCAGTGGGTGGCACCTATCAAGGCGTCATGACTTATAAAGTATCTCAAACCTTTAACACCGAGGCATAGATGAAAAAATATTTTTTAATTTTTATGTTCTTATCAATCGCGGCACTCGCTGCGACTGAGTGGAACCCCATGATTTTTAAAAGCACGGTTGCGGTTGAAACCGGACCGCTGACAATTGGTGGCACCACACCAGATGCTGACTCGTTGCTCGAACTTCAAAGCACAACGAAGGGCAGTATCTTTGCACCGAAGATGACTGAAGTACAAAGAAACGCTATCACAACACCACCCGCAGGACTTACGATCTATAACACTGACACTGACAAATACAACTACTATGATGGCGTTCAATGGGCTGAAGTTGGAAGCGGGTCAGGTGGCAGTGGTGATGGTCTAAATTATTATGAAGACTTTCAAGCCGATATCATTGCAAACCTCACAGAGTTCGATGATATCTCTTCAATTGGTGACATTGAAGGCGGCACCGCTGCAAACCTTTCAACCGTTTTAAATACCTCAACACCAATCTCTGAAGCTGCAAGTTACCGCATTTCAAAATCAGGTGCCAACGCTCAGTTTGAAGGCGTCACGATGCTGGTGGACGACACGCTCGACAATCTTGCAAAAAGCGGAAAAACGCTTGTCTACAGCTTCAACTACCGGACCAGTGCTAACTACAACGCCACCACAGAGCAAGTCTCAGTTTACTATTTCAGAGTTGGTTTAGATTCTACAGCTCAGGCTTGTAACGGACGCACCTTGGGCGGCTCGATCAGTGCGGTGCTGCCAGTCGCATCAGTGCCTACGCAGTTCTCATGCGCCTTGAATCTCACGAGTGCGGTGACGGCGGTTCGTATCGGCCTGGTTGTCACGGGTACAGGGACTAGCACTTGGGACTTGGACGTAGACACGATCAAGCTCGGCGTAGACCAGACGGTTCCTGCGCCTATTGTGACGGATTGGGAGTCATGCACCCTTACCTATGAGAGCATGGGGTCTGTAACTGGAGCAGAGACGCAGTGTAAAAGAACAACGTCTGATTTATCGGTGCGTGGATGGGTTACATTAGGAACTCCGAGTGCTGCTCCTGCGGCTTTTGTCTTACCAAACAGTTGGACAATTAACACGGCAGTCGTAGGTACAGCGCAATCAAAAATGTACGGTACAGCATTTGTCGCTAACTCTACCGCCGTAGCGATTCCAGGAAGCACGCGAGGGCCCTACGCAATTGTTACATCCACAGGGATTTCTACCAGTCGAGTTTATATTGCTCCGACAGTTGATTCTGATGCAAATTTATTTGTCATTGACAATGCCAGCACTTATTTGCTTTCAAGCGGTAAACTAGCTTTTGAGTTCACAGTCCCCATCACCCAATTCGCCAACGGCTCTGCGCTTGTGAGTACGACGCAGGCGGATTATGAGACAATGAAGGCAAAGATCTATCGTGGATCAAGCAACCAAACGATAGGATCTGCAAGTGCAACAAAGGTAGCATTTAATACTATCGAGTATGGCTCAACGGCTTTTGCAGATACGACAAACAATCGAATAACGGTCAGGCAAAACGGCACTTATAAAATTGAGTCGCAGCTTTATTTAAACAACACAACTTCTGATGAGACTTACCAGGTTTATATTAGAGTCAATGGTGTTGATGTCAACACTGAGTTTGAGAGACATCAAGGCGCTGATAGTACAATTTTTATTTCATCGACTCGTCAGTTGAACGCTGGTGATTTTGTGGAGATTGCTGTCGATTCATCTTCTGACACAAGCTATGACATTATAGCTAACCAACAAACTTCATGGCTGAGTGTAACGGCAATCCCCGACTTCTCCACTTTCGGGGTGTATGGGTTATATGAAATTGTGACCGCGAATAGCTCGACAACTGCGGCGTCAAGCTCAGGAGCTAATATCTCCTTGACTGGCAATGGTGTGCCTTTAACGCCTGGCACATGGCGACTTACACCAGAAGCCATCATGAGTAGAACAACGGGGACGTCAAATCTAACTGGCTTTCGGGCTATATGGTCAGAAACCCAAAATACTTTTACTAATTTGGGCACCTCATCAAACATAATAACAGACCACTACCCGACATCAACTCCGATTTACATCGGAACAAATACAACCCAAGAACTAGATCATTTTAGAGCGGGCGGGCAACCGATCATTCTTACTTTAACGACGTCTGATACAATATATTTAAACGCAATCATTGACGCTGGAACGCCTTCAAATTTTAGCGCCTTTGTTTCAATACTTGCGGAAAGGATAAAATAATATGAACCGCTTTTTATTTTACTTTTACCTGATTCTTTTCTGTGGTTTCGTACTTTCACTAAACGCTAAAGCCCAAGTCATGACACGATATCTGGTGCCATGCTTTGACGGCTCAGGTGCTTGCAACATCGGCACAAACCAAGTGCCAAAAGATATGCTGTGCCAAGTGCCAGACGATTCAGACGACTACGACATCGAGATCAAAAAGCGTGAGCTTGGGCTACTCGATAAAGCAAAAGAAGCGGTGGGCTTAAAAGCATCTCTCACGAGAGCGTGGACTCCTGGGGATTCGGTTGAGGTGGATGAAGAGATTGAGTGTGTGTTGAACCTGACTAAGAAGGGTCAGCGCCTTGATGCGATTGCTCAGAAAGAGGTTCAAGAGAAGGCGAAGAAAGATAAACAAAAGTCTGACTGGGAGGCAGCTTGCTCTAAGGCTAAAGGCGAGGTCGAGCTTTTGATTTGTAAAGAAAGAGGGTTTTAAAACCCCTTTGACAATTCACTAGATGTTAAAGACCATCAAAAACAAGGCATGTTTTGATGAGGTGATAATTGGAAGCTTTGATCTCGGGTGCGTTGTTAGAGTGGGCAAAAAACATGAAGCCCGTAGAGTTTGGCCAGTCAATAGTCTTGCTTTTTATAGGCGTCAAAATATTAAAGCCATATATCAACGAAGTCATCGCTCAATCTGAAAAGAACTCTCGAGCTGCCGCTGAAGCTTTTGAGAAAAGCCTTAAGGATTTGAGAGAAGACTTTCACCACCACTCAGAAGAAGTAAAAAAATCTTTTAGTCAATTGGTGGATTCTGTGGGCAGGGTCAACGACTCTCTTGTGAACCTGCAAAAAGAGCATGAGAAAAAGCTTGACCACTTAAGCGAAAGTGTCAAGACTCTGAAAGACCAAGTAAAAGTCATTGAAGAAAAACAAAATCAAACAATCAACTAGGAGTAAACAACATGGATAAAAAACTTCTTTTAGCTCTTGTAGCCGCAAACATCAACGTGCCCGGTCTTTTAAAAGGTGTGCTTGACCAAGTGTTAGAGCCCGCTCTTCAGAAGCTTGTGGATGATACCTCTCACCCTTTCGACAACATGGCCAAAGAAGCCTTGTATCCGGTGATTGAAAAAGAATTAAATGACTGGGTTGCAAAGCAATGGGCAGAGTTGATTGAACTTCCCGCACCCGTTGAGCCCGCTTAAGTTTTTATGAGTACAAAAAACATAGGCGAAAAAAAGAAAGATACGAGGGCCGCGCAAGCGGCTCTTGTTGTTGCAGCGGTGGAGTCAATCTTTACATCTCTTGTGGTCCACTTCCCGTTTTTCAAACTTCCGATTCTAAAACACACCATAAAGTTTGGCCTTCAAAAAACAATGGAGTGGCTTTCAGACAAGGGTATAGTTTACTTTAACGTGGTGTGGATTAGGCTCAACGTTTCAAATGAAGTAGCAGATCTTGAAGAGAAAAGACAAAACGCAATCAAAGGGGTACAAAATGGGGCGACTGAAAAAGAACTCGATGAACTCGACAAAAAAATGCTTGATGCGTTTAAGCGCCTCAATCGCTATGGTCGCGGTCCTCTCTAGCTGTCAAACAAAGATCCCAAATCCTGAAGCTTGCCTTGAACTCACACGCGGCAACGCCCGTTGCACTCAACCATTTTCAGAGAACTATCAAAGAAGTGTTCCCGCTGATCAGTGGCGCATTGAAAGAATCGGGCGCATATCTCTATCACCTAACGGGTATGGTGAAATGATCACCTTCATTGAAGAAACTTGCGCCCGATATCAAAACTGTGTGGTCGAAGATGTCCGAGAACAGATCGATTCTTTCAATCAGCGTCTAGGGGTTCGAGTCGTTCGATCGAAGGTGTCGGGGTCATTTGAAGGGCTCGAAGCGTCTTCGGCCCCACAATCCCATCAACCTTCAGAGCCATGATATTTTGAAAGTGCTTTATTGCACTTTCGGTCTTTATCCCGAAGTCACCATCTTCTAAAAGCGGTTCAAGACTCAAGTAAGATCTGAAGTCATTGACAAGGCTTTGGATGTTTTTAACCCCTTCCCCTGTATCACCCCGCTTAAAGCTATGTGACACGCTTGGAGTCTCGGGGGGTGTCGGTGGTAGGGGTTCATTAATAACGCTCTGCGATTGGCCCAAGATTTTGTTTAACTCATCATTGGTGATCAGAATATAGGGGAACACCTCAACGTTTTTTTTGGTGAGTTCATTGTAGCCGTGAGTTTTAAACTCGACCCATTGCGACACGGGCAAGGTTTGACACCCCTCACTTGAAGTAGTTCCAACCCCACCACGGTGGATGTTGATCCCAAACCACCCGGTGTCTTCATAAGACCCGCCACCCCGTTTGTCTCTTTGAACCGTCACCGCTTGGGCTTGCCTGAAAGCGGCGTAGCCTTTGTGCGGTCCACGCTGATACATCCACACCCCAAGCTTTAAAACCGCCATCCCTTTTTGTGAGCCTACACCCACACCCTCTCTAAAGCGGCTCGGATCGGTGTTATAGTTAAAAGAAAGAAAAGAATCTTTGGTGATCCAAAAGGCGGCGTCATCATAAAACCCCCGGTCATTCTGGCCGGGCTTGCCGAAAGTGTCTTCATAGTAACCCCTAATACCTACCAAAATCACAGGATGTTTTTTTAGCAAAACTTTTTTTGCACTTAGGACTCTTTCAATGTCTTGTCTTGATAGCTTCGGCCTACTAGATGGTGTCTTCATTTTTTATACCTCAAAGTTTTAAAACCTTTTGCATCAAGTGGAAGGTCTTTCGCCCACGGTGGTAAGTCTAAAAGGGCATCCACATATCTTGTCAACTTATCTTCACTGTCATCGACCGATTCACTCACCACCTCGTCGTGAACGGGGAAGAGAAAGTCAAAGCCTAAAGCCACCGTTTTCTTTACCCCATTGACCATGATGTCTCTCGCAGTGGCTTGAGAAGCGTTTTCAGCGAGTGCCCCGCCGTAGGTTGCAGATCTTAAAAATCTTTTTGTCTGAGATTCAACGCCCCAAAAATAAAGCTTTGGCCGCATCTCGCCCCATGGCGTGGGCTCATTTTTTATATCGGGCCTAAAATAGTAAAGCTTTCTTCCACTCGGTAGAATCATATTTAAAAACTGATCATCGCATTTAAAAGAGATCTTTTCAGCATAAAAGATCTTGCCCTTTGTTCTCACCGCTTTGATCGCAGCGTCTTCAAGCGCCGCCCAAAACTCTACAATTTTAAAATTGTCTTCTCTATAAATCTGCACCGTTCTTTTTGCCAGTTCCGGGGTCATACCTTTGGCACCCCAATCGGTTGCGGTTTTAAAAAAACCTTTATCACCTTGTTGATATCCAAGAGCGAGGATCGCAGTCTTACCGATGAAGCGTTGATCATCGGTGACATCTTCAGGCTTTACCCGAAAGATCTTTGATGCCATCAAGACATAAGGGTCAATACCAAGTCTAAAGGGTTCTAATCCCACTTCATTGCCTGAAAGCCATGAAATGACTCGCGCTTCAATCGCATTGTAGTCAGCCACAAAAAGCATCTTACCCGGTGTTGCATGAAGCATGGATCTGATCAGACTTGAGAAGACATCAAGTGGTGAATTGTAAAAGAGCATGAAGTCATCAAGTGACTCGCTCACTTTTAAAACCTCAATTGCCGTCTCAACATCTTTCACGTTACCGCGTGGAAGGTTTTGAATCTGAAGCCCTCGCCCTGAATCTCTTCCAGTCGATGCCCCGTGATAGAGTGTTAAGTCTCTGACTCGCCCGTCTTGATCTGCGCGGTTGATCATGGCTTGATACTTTTTCACACTCGTTTTTGAGGCAAGCTTTCTTAAATGCACCACAGTTTTAAAAGGTTCATCGAGGCTTTTTAAGTTCTTCAAAGTCTTTGCTTGAACGTCTTCGATCCTAAGCGGTTCTAAAAACTCTAAAAGCTTTTGGGTTTTTGAGGCTTTATCGACAACACCTTTTGTCACTCGGTTCATCTCTTCATCGATGCGGGCTTTAAATTCTAAATCAAACGCCACCACTTTTTTGGCCAACTCTACATCGACGGCAATACCCCGCTTGTTCATCTCTTGGTTGATGGCCCATGTTTCAAATTCTGATTCAGTCAACTCCGGCAACGCTTTATCAACTAACCTCATTACCACAACATCGGTTGAGCAGTAGTCATAGATTGACATGAGTTCTAAAAAATCATCATGCCACTTCTTAGGCTCTGGCCCTTCAGGTTTTAAAGCCCACACAGTCCACGCCTTTGTGGGCTTACAAAACTTCTTTATCAACCGATTGCCATCCATATCTTTTTTTGTGGTGAGGTTTAAAGCAAGGGCCACACCTTCAAGAGATCTTGGAAGAGCGCAAACGGCGGCCCGCGCAGCGGTGTCATTGAACTTCTTAGGACTTAAGCCCGCTTGATAAACAATGTTTTCTAAAACGCATTTTTCGAAAAAAGCATTGTGAGCTACCACCTGATACTCTCTTGATAAAATTTTGCTATTGAGTTCTTTTGGCACCCAATTGCCAAAAGTTTCAACCGGGCCACCCTCAATCGCATAAGCGCCACAGATGATCTCACATGATGGGTGCTTGGTATATTTATAGGCACCAACTTTTTTGAGATCTAACTCGCACCGTGTTTCAAAATCAAGGTAGATCTTTTTTCTAGTCACTCTCTTCTTCACGCTTGCTCACTCTTTCTCTCATGGCATCTGCTTCACTTGTCAAAAAGCTTGCCAGTCTTTGGTATATCCCGGCAAGTATTGGATCTTGATCCGGTCCGATTGCAAAAATATCATCGGCCAACTCTGCGATAAATCGCCCTTGCCTTACAGTTTTTTCATAGTAAAAATTGACTGACTCGTTTAGGTTCTCAAACTCTCTCGCAATTGAAAAAGAATCTCTAATGGTAGGCGCGCTTGGTAGGAAGTAGCCTTTGCAAAACCATAAAGACTTACAGATGGGGCAAAACTCAAAATCTTGAGGTGTGATGATCTCGTCTTTTGAGAAGATGTAAAAGCTCAATTTTTCTTTTACTTCGTTGTGTGATGCCTCAACTTCTATCTCTTCCACAACTGCAATCTTGTGACGGCAAGCGTGGCAAAATATCTCTGTTCCCGGTGTCACTTTGTGGTGGATCATAGAACGCTATCAATGGCTTTCTTCCATGCTTCGCAGTCGTTTGCAAACAAAAGGTCAAGGCATTGATAGTCGCCATAGATGCACTTTGAAAACTTATGCTTCATAATGTAGCGCATTTTGCTCTGGCACCCACTACAGGGAAGAGTCACCTCATCCACTATGATGTTGATGGTCTTACCTTCTCGTCTTCTTATGTCTCGGTGTCTCACTTGGGTGATGGTGTGGCCAAAAATTATTGGCACTTTTGTGGTGCCCGCTAAATTTAAAAGTCCATTATCGATACCAATCACAAACTTTGCGCGGCCCATGATATAAATCGCATCAAGCAAAGAAGTCTTCTCTCTTAGGTCAACACCTAAAGAATAATCAATATCATCTTGGAACCTTGCAAAGTAACCTTTGTTAAAAGCTTCTTTACCGCGATTGGCAAAATCTTTTTTGCCTAAGAACACAGGTGTGATGCCTTTACTTTTTGTGTACTCTAAAAGCTTGTTCATATATTCAGCCTTAAAGACTCTCGATTCAGCGGTGTAGCCGGGTGTAAAAACCGCGTAAGGCATATGAAGATCAAGCTCTTCAAACTCATGGTGTGACGGTTGGTAGTGGCTTAAGTCCACCATGAAGTTAAAGCCTTCTGGTGGCTTATCGAGTTGGGCGTAGAGCATAAAGCCTAAATCGAGAAGGTGAGCACCGGGTGCCCCGATATATTTTTTGAAAGTGGATGGATCTAAAATCTCATCACCGGGTATCAACATCTTTCTTGCAAAGCGATTGAATATGGACCGCTCGACAACTTGCCAATGCGTGTACGGCTTCATGATAAATTGGGCGATTTCAAAGAACTGTGAAGGTGCAACGATATGACCTATAATGTGAGGGTTCTTTTCAGCGAGCCACTTAAACGCACTCATGTGGTTGATATAGTCACCAATACCACCATTAATCAGGTGAAACCATACCCTTACTTTTTCATGTTTTGTTTGCGGCCTAAAGATGGTGGGGTCTAAATAGCAAAGCTCTTTTACTTGATTTTTTTTGCGGCCCATTGATACCCCTCAGAATATATAACTTCAAAAAACTTGCCGTAGAGTTTGAACCATGAATCGACTGCGGGCTTGACCATTGGTGTTTCTGGGAAGTCATAGTCATCAACTAAAATGATCCCTTCAGGTCTTATAAGATCACCCACTTCACAAAGAGTCAAAAAAGTTGGGTCGCCTAAATCAAGATCCACATGAGCAAAGCACAAAGGCTTTTTTAAAATACCATTGGGGAGTTCAGTCGCATGAAGATGAATCGGCACCGGGTTGCCAGAGTGATACACTTGCGGACCTATGTTGCGTCTCACCTGATCCATCGCACAAGCAAAGCGACCTTGAGTCAAACCCCGCCCGCCGTAGTACGGCAAGCCCTGAAAGGTGTCATAGCCGTGTATCAGTTTTTCAGAATCCCAAAGGTGAAGCTTTAGTCTTTCTGCAATCTTTTGAAGGCCGCCGCCTTGATAAACCCCAAACTCTGCAAAGTCACCCTCAACTGAAAAGTTGATGACCGCATCAACCATTGATTCGAAAACCAAAAGTTTTTTATCGCCCAAAAGAGAAAGCACTTTTTTCACCCCCATATAAAAAGCGCCCCGTATAGCCGGGGCCACGCTCTTTGTTGGTGGCTTTTAAAAACGAGTGGTGCGATCACGTGGTGGGTCAAGCTTTCGTTTTTACGCCATCAACAAAATTTTAGAATCCTAATCCATCATCATCATCTGAATCATCAACATCATCTTCTAAAGTGTTATCATCTTCTAGATCTTCGAAGTCATGAACTGAAGCGCCCGCACCGAAAGCCTCACCATCTTTTATTTTTTGAACCCCTTGAAGATAGAGAGTGATGAAAAACTTGCCCCCTGATTCAGTAGCCTTTGCAACACAAACCGCCCGGCCATAGCAACCGCCGTAGATCTCTGACTCGTCTAAAATCTTTTGCTTATCCCGGTCCACTAGCAGGATGCGGTTATATGATTTTGCAGTCGCATAAATTTTATCGGCATAGCCTTCATACTCTTGAGAGTCACCATCTCGCCACGGCAAAGATACTTCTGGCCAACTCTTGCGGTCTGGACCAAAGCCTTCTTGACCCGCTTTTAGGATTGCCTTTTTCATCTCGGATAAATCTTGATCTTTATCAAAGAGCATCACTACAGAATAAGCGGGTTTTGCTCCCTCTTGAAAAGCTTTTGGTTTTATAAGTTGGGGGAAGCTCATCCTAAAGATTGGTGTTGTGAACTTCACACCTTTGAGATCAGTTTTAAGTTTTACTTTTTTTGACTTCATGTTTTTTGCCTTCCTTTTTTGTTTGTTTAAAAAATAAAGTTCTCGTCAATCGCCGCATTGATAGGATCTAAAAAATCATCGGTTGCATGGATGCCAAAGTTCTCATCTTCTTCAGTCATGAACTCTTTGACAATGCTATCAATTGTCACCTTCTTTTTAAAGCGCGGTTTCTTTTCAACCACCTTCTTCTTTTTCTTTAAAGGTGTTTTCTTTACAGCTTTCTTTTTCTTTAAAACCTTTTTTGCTTTTTTCTTTGTTTTCTTTTTCATCTTTCACCTCGTTTTTTAAAACCCTAAATTGTCATCAAACATCGCCGCGTAGTCATCGAAGAAAGCCTCATTGTCATCAAACATGGTAGACGCTCTCTGGTCCACATATTCAGGACAGATTTTTTTTGCCGGGCAAAACCAACACCATGAGCCCGGATTGATGTCAGGGTCTTTCGAGTGAACCGCGTCAACTCCTCTCTTAAACTTATCAACCCACCTTTTTAATTCTTTTGGTGTGAGAGTCTTTGATCTGATAAAGCCCGATTCATCGTGGTACTCTTCACCATGCTTTGATGATTTATAAAACTTTGCTCTTGGTTGTATGACACCAATGGTGATCTTCTCAAAATCAAAATCAAACTTATGAGCCACGCCCAAAGCGTAGTAGGCCAGTTGTGAATTGATCTCACCTGACTTATCAACGATATCCACAACCTTGCCCACACCGTGTTTATAATCCCACACTTCAAGCTCACCGAAGTGCTCGACAATCTGGACATCAGCGGTTCCAAACATTGAGGGGTGGATGAACTCTAAAGAGATCTTTTCTTCTGGTATGAGTTCTTTTTGGTGGGATCTTTTCACGATAAAGCTCACCGCTTTTTTTACCGCTTCGATCATATCGGCGGGATAGCCTTTGATCAGAATATTTTTTGCACCCACTCTTAAATAGTGATTGAGCCACATCTCTAAAAGATCATGGGCTTTGGTGCCTTCCAATGCCGCTTTCGAATCGGGTAGTGGTTCCACTTCCCTTGATAGTTTCACCGATGCGGGGCAATTGAGCCACCTCTCGGAACCCGATGCCGATAGTTCAGAATGTTTCTTCATGGTGAGTTTTAAACTTTTGACTTTTGAAGTTTAGAACTGCGAGATTTTCTTAAAAGTTCTCGGTTGAGATTTGATCTCACCTTTTCGACGTAGTCATTGAAGTCTCTTAGAGATGAATAATCGGTGACAATCTCTTCTACTGCACACTTGATGACTTCATTGATTTGAGCGATTGATAGATTGATCTTCCCGCCCTCACGCTTTGCGACTCTCTTTGTAAAGCGATGATAGTTTGCCATTGATAACCCCCACGGTTTTTTAAGAGTCTTAGGTCAGCGCCTACTTGATTGCAAGTCAATTCTTTTTTCGACGCAGTCTTCTAAGATCTTATGAGCCCACTCGATTTGTTTTTCTGAAAGAGTGGCGACTTGCCGTTCCCAATTGTGGTCTAAAAAGTCTTTTGCTTTCTCCCAATAGTCACCTTCGAAGTGGTTTTCGATAAAGTCTTCTTCGATGTTTTCATTTTTAAAAAGATGTTTAAGCTTCATTTTTCACCACCAATCTTTGAAAACTGGTAGACCTTAAAAGCAATGAAGGCATTGAAGCAAGAGAAAAAAAGAGTTGGTAAAAAATGATAGAACGCAAACTCTTGAACTCTCAAAATCACAAAGCCCATGGCCCACACAATCTGAATCAGTGACCACCCCATGAAGAGCTTATAAAAACTATCAAAGCGGTTCGACTTCTTAACTGCGCCCGTAGACTCCCAAGGGGCGAGGGTTCCTAAGATTTTATCTTTGAACGCGAATAGGTGGGCGTAAAATGAAACTTGCCTAATTGCGGGGGCGTACCATCCAAAGGGTGCTTTGGTCCACATGGCCACACCAAAGACACCAAAGAGAAAGCTTGGTACTGAGAAGACGGCGTTAAACCACATGATCTGTTCAGGATACCATGCAAGCAAAATCATGGCGGGGAGTGGTGTCAATACTACGGCCACACCTGTGACCATGTAGTAAAACATTCCTGACAAATAGCAAAGCCTTTGCATGACAGTGAGGTGGCTCTTCCAAAACTCTGGGTTTAAGAAAAGTGTGATCGATCCCATTGCCCACCTGTATTGTTGCATGAAGAAAGCTGGCAACGTATCGGGGCAAACACCTTTTGCTAAGTTTATCGGGATGTATTTAACCTTCCACCCGTGTTGCATGATCTGAAAGCCCGTGTGGACATCTTCAGAATATCCGATGGGTGCAGTGCCACCAAAGGGCTCTAATGCTTGCCTTCTGTAGAGCGCACAAGTGCCAACGCAGATTGAAGCATCATAGTGGTTTCTTGAGACTTGAATCATCCGGTAGAACAACTCTTGAATGTAGGCCGCGCCTTTTTCGATCGGGCTTTGACCATCCCTTATGGTGAAATATTGAGGGCTTTGCAAGATGCCTATGCGCTCATCCTTTTTCATATGAGGTATCATCTCAGAAAGAATGTCGCGGTTGGGGCAAAAGTCTGCATCGAGAACCAAGATAAAGTCACCACTTGTTTGAGCAAAAGCGTGGCGCAGATTGCCCGCCTTTTTTAAATGAGGTCTATCAGGTCTTACGATGTAGTTGAACCCATAGGTTTCAGCATAAGCCCTCACCCAAGGGCTTGCGCCATCATCGAGCACAAAGACGTTAAGACGCCCCTTATACTCAATCTTTGAGATCCACTTCATGGCGTTTGATATGAGGCGAGAGTCTTCACCGCAGGTGCAATAAAAAATATCAACACTTGGATGAGTGCCCCACCTATCCATCGCCGCAGACCAATCGCGAACGATTGCCTTGTGATAGATAAAATTAAAGTCATGGCCTGTAAAGCCAATAAAGTAAGACACACCAAGATAAAAAGTTATGACCGCACCAAAGAGAGCGTAGACATAAAAATGAGGATTAGAGAAAGAAAAAAGAAAGATACCAGTGACCAACAAAACAAACGCGATAAAGCTTGGCACGTAGAATAAAAATCTTCTCGTGCCAATATATGCCGTTTTTTCATCGCCACTCGGTGGAGTGGGCAGGATCATGTCAACTTACCAGAGTTGGAAGGTCATGCGTAAGTAATAGCGCGTGTTCCACGCCTGATCTTCAGTGGTCTTTAGAACTTGAACACCGGGTGAGAAAGTCACTCGTCGGTGATGGATATCAATCTGGTTTCTTGTGGTCATCCACCAAGCGTCATTGGTTGTGGTCTTATCCATCAACTCATATTCCGGCAAGTTCCCGATCCCGGACCAAGAATTGAAGGCGATCTTTTTGGTGAAAAGGTTTTCATAAATTGAAAGCCCAAAGACCGGGAAGGTTCGACCCGTTGTCTCGTCATAGGTTGGTTGCGCCATGAATGAGCCTTTGGCCAGTGCAAGATTTGAAAACAAAAAAAGTGATAAGATTAGAAGTTTCATAGTTGTGCCCCCATAGGTTGAGAGAACAATCTAGATTGAACTTTTTTTATAAGCTAGAAAAATTTATTTGTTGCGCTCTGCTTCTTTTGTGTAGGCTTCAAACTCTATATTGCATCCAAGGATCGCAGCACCTATAAAGAAAAACCACTTCGCAATTGTCATCCTTACCCTCAAATACTTTCGAGCTTTTTCGTGCTCACCACCAAAGTGATGTTTTTCACCACGGCTTTTGGGTCTAGCTCGATTTCATTTATTGCCATGAGATCACCTCGTAAAAAGCATATCGAAAAAATCTTGATCTTCTTTCATTTTTAACTTCTGATGGTCTAGCTCAAACTCAGCATCTATGAGCTGTTTCGTTCGGTAGTTCATGCCACCTTTAAACCAATGAAGCACTTTTTCTTTCTGTGCTTCTTCTATGATCCAATCTTCTTTTGCGAACTCATACCGAGATATCGTAGGATGATCGCAAGCCTCAACGCTTATGGTGTGATACTCATCTTTAGTATCGCCTAAGAGAACGCCATAAAAAACATCAGGCTCACCACGTGAGACTTTTTCTTGCAACCTCACAAATGCACTCAAACCTTTTTTCATATCATCTTACCTTTTTGTGTAGTCTTCATAAAATTTTTTGATTTTTTGCTCTTGGTCTAAGCTGAGGACTAGAGGCATTTCCAAAAATCTCCCTGAATCTGACTCAAAATAGAGATGCAGAATTTTAAAATCTGGTTCTGAGGTTAACAAACCATCCGAAGATTTTTCATAATTCTGACTCGGTTTAAAATAAGCTTTAGGTTTAGGCCAGTCCATCTATCATCCTTTATTTTTAAATGCCCATATAAACCCTAGTGAAAGTGCTCTCTTCCAAAGAACTAAAGTCACACAAGTACACCAACAATTTTCTTCATCTAGATATTCCAAAGCGAAAAAGCAAATTGCAAAATAGGGTTTTTCTAAAACGTGGTACTCTCTAAATATTGTTATCATCTTACCTCTAGGATGCTAATCCCACGAGGGCTTGGGAGATCTACAATATCGTCGTCTATTGAGATCACATCTCTTAAATTCATCGGGCCAAACGGGTGAAGATCTGAGGTGTCGTGAACAATGATGTAAGTTCCAAAAGGGAAGGTGCCTAGAACAAGACTGACCTCATCGGGTCTAACTTTGATCTCAGTATCAGAGAACACAAGGTATCGAAGCCCCGGCTCGATCTTAAACTTTTTTAAATAGTCCAAAGAGTTGGTACTCAACACCCACTCAATGCCAAGATCTAACGCCTCATCAATCTCTTTGGCCGTCTTTGGTGGAACAGGTGCGAGATCCACAGTGGTGAATTTTGAATTAGGCAAGATGTCTTTCATCACACTTGCAATCGCCACCGTTGACCCGCCTTGCGAAGTGCCGAGTTCTATCACATGGTCGGGCTTTACAACACCCAACACCCCTGCGATGAATAGAGCTTCTTCTAAGCATATAGACCCACCACCAAGGCCAATGCCTTTGAACTCACCATCGCGTGGGAGTTCTCGGTGGCAGTCATGGTCTTTAAGACCCGTTAGGTCCAAACATTTTTCAAGGGTTGGATAGATCTTCATTGGTGCCTTTCTTATTTTGTTCTTTTAAAAACTTTGTGAAGTTTGATTCATAGTCAAGCGCAGTTAAAACGCCGCTCATAAAGGCCATGAAAAACAAGCTCACCTCATCATCTTGAAGTTTTGTCATCGCACCTTGATAAAAGTCTTTAAACAAAACTTCGATGTGGGGTAGTGGGAACACTACCCTATAAGCCTGTATCACTTCCGGTTTTACTTTTTCTTGAAGTAAAGACATCTTATTTGCTCAAGATGGCCATGACTTTTTCATAAAGTTCAGGCTTTAAAGATTCAACGCTTTTGGCTTTATGTTTTGTCAAAATCGCTTTGGCTTCTTCTCTTGCTTTCTTAATAGTATATCCTTTTTGAGTGCTCTTCTTTTTTACAAACTCTTTGAACGCAAGCATGATATCTTTTTGAGTGATCTCGGGTGCGGCTTCTTCCTCGTCATCTAAACCAAAATCTTCGAAGTCTTCTGACTCGGTGTCTTCAGTCTCTTCCACTTCTTCAATCTCTTCCACCTCAACTTTTTTAGGTTTCGAGACTTTTGGCTTTTTTGGTTTTGTCTCTTTGATCTCTTCTTCCTTTGGTGGGTTTTGAGATTCGACAAGAGCGATAAAGTCTTTTGCCAGCTTATAGATTTGTTCAATGGTCATTTTTTACCCCTTGTTTTGGTGTTGATAAACTCATTTATGACTTCTTCTTTTTTTAAGACCTTACGGAGTACAACCTCGTCAAGCGTGTTGGCAAGAGCTAAATGATAGATGAAAACCTTTTTTAACTGGCCGCGCCTTATAGCCCGCTTCTTTGCCTGATCATTGTCTGCGGGAACCCATGAGCTTTCAGCGAATACACAATAGTCGGCGCGTGTCAGGTTCAACCCCACCATCGCGGCCACATTCGCCACAATCACCCGGATCTTGCCAGATTGGAAGTCTTCTTCTATCTCGTCGCGCTCTTTGTTTTTTACCCCACCATAGATAAGGCCAGAGCCTATTTTTAAAAAGTGGTGGTGGATATCTTCTAGCATCTCTCGGTGATGGCCAAAGACCAAAACTGATTTTTCTTTGTTTTCTAAAAGGCTTTCGATGAATTCAATACCCGGCGAGGTTTTAAGTTTCGAGATCTCTTTTCTATATCTTGCAATCTCGCCTAGACCTGAATCACCGTTGATGATGTCACCAATCTTTGCTTGCTTGATGATCTTAAGTTCTAAAGCTTTTAGAGTCTTGTTGTTCTCACCATCAATGGTGACAAGAATATCTTTTGACTTGAGATCGAGAAGGTCTTTCACTCTTCGAACAAAGAAAAAATCTTTTGTCTTTTGTTTTAACTCTCCAAGATTCGATGAGCCTGAAACATCCAAGATCTTCTTTCGAGCGGTGACTTGAATGACTCTCGCTGCACAATATCGAAAAGCGTATTGCCTGTAAGTCAAAAAGCCCAACTGTTTAAAAGCCAATCGAGAAAGACTTGGATAAAGTTCTATTGGCCCGTTTCTCATGGGCGTTCCCGATAAGAGCACCACGCGCTCTGAATCTTTAATGATCCCACCGCCGTCAAAGTAAAGGGCTTTTGTTCTTTTCGCATCTATAGAGTTGAACCTGTGAGCCTCATCCACAATCACAAGGTCAGGGGAGTGGGCTTTTAAATATTCTGACACTTGAGGTTTGATGAGCAAAGAGTCGGCAACAATCTGAATGAAGTGCTTTGAGGTTTGATTCAAAATATCTTTAGATTGTCTGATTGCTTTCACTTGCGAAGTGTAAGACGAGAACCGCTCAAACTCTCTCATCCAATTCGACACTAAGAAAGGTGGCACCACAATGGTGACTTTGAGATAAGGATAGCGCCGCATGATTGACTCAATCACTGAGATGGCAATCACCGTTTTGCCCAAGCCTTGCTCTAACGCAAGGTAAGAATGACTGCGCGAGAGTGCAAACTCCACCGCTTCTTTTTGGTAAGGGTCAAGCTCTGCTTTAGAAAAAACGCTTGCCCGTTTGTGTAGAAGTTCATTGACTGAATAGCTGTCAAATTGTTTTTTGGCTTTCATGTCAAAGAACTTTGACAAACGGCAAGCGGTCGAGAAGTCTTTGGTTACAAGTTCCCGTGTGACCGGGTGGACTTTGAAACCAAAGCGTTTGATCTTCTCTATAGAATTAAAATCTTGAACGGTGAAAAACCCGTCTTTGAAAGTCACCAACATAAAACTTTTAGCACCACGTTAAAAAATTTTTATACCCGAGAGGTTGATTCTTTTGCCAAAAGAAGTTTAAAGTCAACACCTCAAACTTAAAAAACCAAAGGTGGACAAAATGACTCTCAAAGATTGGATCGCAACTCAAGACCGCACAAAACTCATCAAAACTCTCTCAGTCAGCCGTCAAACTCTTTCGCAGTGGTGCTCTTATCATTGCTTGCCAACTGCGGCGAAATGGATTGCCGTTCACAAAGCGTCAAAAGGCAAAGTAGACATCCTGCAATCAATGACCGACTATCGAAGATCAAAACTTAAAGTCAAAAACTAAGACGGTGGTGGGATATGTTAAAAGATATTAAAGGGCTTCACGCCCTAGGGTTTTCTATTATATGGCTGAAGCCAAAATCAAAAGCACCCATCGAAAACAACTGGACCACGCAAAAGAAAAAGAGCCTTGAAGATCTTAAAAGTTCTTACAAGGCCGGGTATAACGTGGGGGTGCGATTAGGAGCACCATCAAAGGTAGAGACAAAAGAAGGCGCGAGGTATCTTGCAGCTTTCGATTGTGACATCAAAACAACCGACACCCGCGCCCAAAAGGAATTCGAAGCGGCGATAGATCAGCTTGAACTCTATGAGTCGCCCATTGTTAAATCGGGAAGAGGTAACGGGTCAAGGCATATTTATTTTTTGACCACCACACCACAAAAATCTTTCACTTTAAAAAAATCAAAACAGATTGTGAAGGTCAAAATGCCCTCACAAAAGCCTAGCCGCAAAGAGTTAAAAGAATTGTCAGCCGAAGAGATCGAAGCCGGAATAAGGCTCAGACCCGCGTGGGAGATCTCAGTCATGGGAACGGGTAGGCAATGCGTGTTGCCCCCTTCTGTGCATCCTGACAGCGGTTTAAAATACGCTTGGAGTGATGAACCCACTTTAAAAAACCTTATGGTCCGAGATCTTCAATCAACACAAAGCGAAAACCAAAAGCTTGAACTTGAGAACGACTTTCAAATAGAAGAGGTGGACCTATATCTTTCAGACCTTCCCGATGAAACTGTTGAGATGATCGTATCGGGCGAGGGTGTCGAGGATAGATCAGCCTCAATCTTTGGTGTGGCCATCGAGATGGTGAGATCGGGCTTCACCACTAATCAAATCTTGAGCGTTCTCACCGATCCTGAAAACTATCTAGGGAGTGTCGGGTATGATCACGCCCAAACAAAGTCGAGAAAGAAAGCGGCTGAGTGGGTTTATAAATACACCATCGGTAAGGCCAAAAAAGAGGCGTTCTTTGATGGTGCCTTTGATGACATGAGTGAAGAAAAAAGACTTTCAGAAGATGAGGCGACTGAGCAAGCGTTGAGTCTCGAGGTGGAAGAGAAAGAAAAAACGTGGGAAGATTTTTTAGAAACCACGGGGAAGGGCAAGCATAAAAAAATATTGCCCTCGATGCTGAACCTTGAATTGATTTTTAAAAATGCGACTTTGAACCTTCCCGCCATTGGGATGGATACGTTTCAACAAATGATCTTTTGGCTTGCACCAACACCGTGGGGAAGTGAAGCGGGCAAGTATCTCACCGATTCTTGCGCGTTGAGGTTTAAGATATGGTGCGCACAAAATTATAAAGTAGAGTTTCAGACAAAAAAAATTGAAGAGTTTTTTGATATCGAAGCGGGTCGGCACTCTTACCACCCGGTGAAAGACTATTTAAAAACTCTCACATGGGATGGGGTAAAGCGCCTTGATGGGTGGCTTGAGACTTATCTTGGTGCGAGAGGTCCAAAAGAATATTTAAGCGCAGTTGGAAGAAAGACAATCGTTGCGATGGTGACACGTATCTTTGAGCCGGGTGCAAAGTTTGACAACGTGTTGATCTTGGAAGGGCTTCAAGGGATCGGTAAAAGTACAGCCGCCCGGATCTTATCAGAGCCTTGGTTTTCTGATTCTGAATTAACTCTAGGTCATTCAGATGCGGTGGTTTACTTGCTTGGCAATTGGGTGATTGAACTTGGTGAGCTTTCAGCGATGACAAGATATGACGTCAATCTCATGAAGCAATTTATCAGTCGAGACACCGACAAGGTGAGGCTCCCCTACGGGCGTAGAACTATTGTAAACCCAAGGCAATGCATCTTTATAGGTACCACCAATAACCAAGCGTACTTAAAAGACATCACAGGCAATCGAAGATTTTGGCCCGTGAGTTGTGGGGCGATTGACACCGAAGGTTTGAGGCGTGATCGAGATCAATTGTTAGCTGAAGCCATTGAATATTATCTTGCGTGTGAGCCTTTATATCTCGATCAGGTGGTGGCGCAAAGACAAGCTCAAGAGATCCAAGAGATGAGAACCGAAGTTGATTCATTGACGGTAGAGTTGACTGAATTCTTTGATAGTGAAGCAAGCGCCGGGCTTCCCGACCCGTTTACTCTCAATGACCTCATAGCTCTTTTGCCATCAAGTGGGCTTAAAAATGACCGTAGCACACAAATGAGGGTTGCATCTTGCCTCACTGTTTTAGGCTACGGCAAAGTGCAAAGGCAGATCAAAGGCTTAAAAGGCTACTATTGGGCCAAAGAACTCAAAGCCCTTCAAAGAGAAGAAGATGCAATCATTGAAAAGTTGGGCGAGGTTCTTTTATCCGGTGAGGTAGGTGAAGAGTTCACAATTGAGGAGTTGTTTGAAAAAGCTAAAGTAAAGAAAGATAAAATCACCAAGGGTTTAGAGATGTCAGTTGGGGAGTTTTTAAAAGCCCAAGGGTTTACAAAAAGACAAAAGAGAGGGAATAAAAAGAAGGGTATTTTTTGGAGTTAAAAGCAGTGTCCACACCTTGTGTCCACACCTATATAATTAAAAGTTTTTTGACAAGGTGTGGACACTTCAGGTGCCACCACCTTACTAACGTGTCCACACCTTCGAAAGTTTTAAAAGTAAAGGTGTGGACACTTTTAAGCTATTGTATTTATTTGTTTTATTTTAACATTGACCACACCTTTATAACCTTCCTAACCTTCATTAAGGTAGATCTGAGAAATGATATATTTAAATAGTATATATTTATATTTTAAATAAGATATATTTAGAAAAACAAGGATTTTAAAACTATTGGACTTTTGATGAAGATAGGGAGGGGTGTGGACATTGGCGCTAAAAATGGGGGTAAAAAAGTGATGACAAAAACGGTGGTTTCTATCGATCCCGGTTTGACCGGAGCAATCGTGGTCAAAAGAAAAAATGAGTATCAAATCCATATAATGCCAACGGCTGAAGGCCGGGTCTGTTTTAATTCAGTTTATAAGATCCTAAAAGGTTTTGAGAACGCTCACGTTTACATTGAGCGGGCCATCCCTTTTGCAATGGGTGCAAAATCAGCTTTCTTTTACGGGCAGGATTTTAGAACACTAGAGATCGCAGCTATTGTATCTAAAAAGCCTTATACACTGATAGAGCCACAGAAGTGGACCAAGGTGATACATCAAGGCACCAATGCACAGCTAAAGCCAAAAGCGCGAAGCCTGATAGCTTTAAAGCGCCTTTACCCGGACTGGCCTGAGTTGGTGCCTCTATCACCCAAAGCAAAGAAGCCCCATGAAGGGGTGATCGATGCGCTTTTGATTTTAAAATATGTTGAGATGTCTCATATTTAGATGTTAAAAGTTTTTTGCTTTTTATCTTGTCAAGCGTCCCACAAACGCGGTACACTATTTAAAACAAGGCGAGGTAAAAGATGAAAACAAAGAGAGTGATTCAAACATTGAGCAAAATCTTACAGGCTACAAAAACAATTGAAGGCAACACGGTGTTCATCATCGGACAGCGCCGAGTTGTGGTGATCGATCAAGGTGGCAATGCAATCGCTCTTCCCATGATCGGCACTCAAGTTGTTCACAACGGGAACCACACAATCAAAAACCTTGTGAGCTTTTTGGTTCAAGATCTTGATGCTGATCAAGTGGACTATCTTAAAACTCTTCGCTCGATGTACTCGACCACACCTAATGAGCGGTTGGTTGAGATGGCAAAAACTTATCAACCCTTAACGCTTTCTTGAGGTTCAATCATGAAAAAGCTTTTACCCTTTTTATTTTTTCTTGTGGTCAGTTGCGAAGAAAGCCCGACCATCAACGTGGTGCCGATTGATTCAATACCAGAAAGCGCATCTTGTTCGGTTCCGATGTTTCTTACTACATGGTCAGATGGCGAGAACACATGGAGACATGAAGCGCCTGAAGAGTCGATAACGGTTCACTTCTCAAACGGTGCTCAGTGCAACACCAATAACATTGTCGAGCACGATGGGTGCAGCGGTTACATTGAAACGGTGTCGGTTGATCTTATCGATGGATGGGGCGGTGCCGATTGTTCTGTTTTGGTTGGTCAATATACGTATCAAATTCAAGGCTCATCGCTTTACTTGTGCAAAGAGGGTGATGTCGAGGGTTGCAAAGTTTATGAAGCAATAAGAGTGGAAGGTGAGTTATGAAATCAAAACACACGCCCGGACCTTGGAAGGCTCGCCATTTTACAGCAAAAGTCTACGACAAGACGAAACACGGCAAAGATTTTTTTTCGTCACGCAGAACACTCTGACGTGACTTCAGATTCTGGCAAGCTTTGTCAGGTTGACAATCCAGCGGACGCCAATCTCATTGCCGCTGCACCTGAGATGTTAGAAGTCTTACACCTTGCTCATGAAGTTCTTTGGAACGGCTTCGATTCAAAATCGGAATATGCAAAATTAGTGAGGTCTAGGATTTTAAAGTGCATCAACAAAGCTGAAGGCAATAAGTTATGAAAAAATGCACCTGCGGTCAGACCCATCAAATTAAAAAAACTTTACACCGGGTTTGGCTCACTTGCCTTTATTGTAAGTCCACTTTAATTTCACCGCATGGTGATTCAAAGAAGAGAAAAAAAGTTTCAGGTGACGCTCAACGCGCAAGAGATAGAAGCGATTGCATCGATCCTCAACTCTCATGTTTTCTTGATTGAAAAAATTGAAGATCGAAAGTCAAAAGAGGCTTGGAAGGTAGAAAACAAGATTGCAAAAACGTTTTTAACGCTTTTTAAAAAGGTCTTTAAGATGAAACGAGAACCAAAATACAGGATGCTCACACCTGCTAAACGTCTTGAGATCAACGCTCAAGTGGTGAAGCTTTACAAGTCAGGCTTGCCGATGACCACGATCTCAAAACGTCTTGGGGTTTCTTATAAGACTGTGAGAACGGCTCTAGAGCATGAAGCCAATGCACTAAACAAAGCAAACAATGTACCTCAAAACTCTTCAGACCTTTTGCCTATTGGCATCTTGCTCTTTATTGCCCTTATCTTTTTGCCCGGTTGTGGTGATGAGATCAGACTTAAAAAAACTGAATACCTGATTCAAGGTCAATGGCTTCATTGCTCTGAAGTGGCGCAAGAGTCCTGCGGCTCAACCTTGGTGTGTGGAGATCTTACCTACCAATGTCAAGCTAACACCCCTATGAGGCTCAGGTGAAAAAGAACTATCATTTTTCAATTCGCATCAACTATGAGTTGATTCAACGGGCCAAAGAGTCAGGTATTGACGTGAAAGATCTTTTGCGCTCTACTCTTGAAAAGGCGTTAGCTGATAAGAGGTGCCCGTCATGTGGTCAAGTCTTAAAGAAAAAATGAATCAAGAGCCGGGCGAGTTTTTCTTTTGGTTCATGCTCTGCGCGATCTTTATAGGCTATGCGGTTTTCATCGCGCCTTTGATCCCACTCCCCGACTAGACTCTTGACAAAACTTGCCATGTAGCACAATTGTGGCATATGGCAAGGCGAATCATTAGACCAAAAAAAGAAGAGCGCCCGAAAGCAAAGGGCAAAAAAGCTTATAACCGCGAAGAGCTTATCAATCGCAGAATCGATGCGACTCTCGTCACAAACTACATGACGCTCAATTCGCATCTCACACCTGAGCAATTGATCCATCGACTTCAAACTGAACCAGTTTCAACTCTTGAGGCACTCATCATCAAAGCGTTTTTAAAAGGCTACCGAACGGGAGACACCCATACGATTGACTTCTTTTTAAATCGACTGATCGGTAAAGTGCCAGATGAACAGATCCACAGAGTGCAAAACCCCTTCCAAGGTATGACCACAGAAGAGCTACTCGCTGAAAAGAGACGGCTTGAGATAGAAA